CGTTTGCCGAAAATTTTAGAACAACAGGTCTGACACTTTAGCACGTTAAAGTGTTAAACTTCACCGCGTTAAAGTGGTAACGTGTGAAAGTATGAACAAACTATGAACTATAAAAGATCAATAAAATCCGTACATGAAATTAAAAAATATCACTAGACAAAAAATCAAACCATGGTACTATATAGATGTAACAAGAAAGAAACAAACATCAAACACAAATAAAGAAAGTGAGGATTGAAACAATGACATTTAATGAAAAGAGAGAGTTAATTTTATTGGCTGAGAAAAATATCAAGAGTGGGAAAAATGTGTCGGAAGTTGAAAGCGAAGATGTTAAAAAGATGATGAAGAAAATAGCCGCTAACGCGGTAGCTATTGGACTATATAATTTTAACTGTTTTGTTATTTCAAACATTAACGAGGGCGACTTTACAACAATTAAACCAGGCTGGAAAGACGCTAGAATTGGGATGGTAAAATGTTTGGCAATAATCAATAATGAGGGTGAAGGTCTTATAGACATTTTAGGTCTTGAAGAAATTGAAGACGCGGTGCGTTTTACAATCTTTGAATTAGAGGGGGAAGAAAATGAGGGTTAAACCGATTAAAAGAATCAACATTCCAGATTCCACTCGAATAAACTTCGTTGACAAGCGCACCACCATAAAGGAGACTTTATCAGATGGAACAATCAATTTTTACGATCTTGATTCCTCTCTACTCTGTGAGGGGTACTTTACAAACCAAATTAGAGGAGAGCTACAAAGAGTGGAAACAGAGAAAGTTGTCTATTATACTTTCACTTTTAACAATGGCGACAAAACGCACTATCGCAATTTCTACACGTTACGAGCTAGATTATAATTTTTATGTATCTGGTACACCCCCGTAGACCATAGCACAACACGCAATATAATATAATATAATATGATCATACTACATAACATTACACTTCAAACAAATAACATAAAAAGGAGATTTTAAATTATGAAGAATTTTAAACTGGTATCTGGAGACGAAAAATGTGTAAAGCTTGTAAAAATTAACGGTACAACAGCGCTTGCGAAGGATGCAAAACCATCTGGTAAGCTTTTAGGAATTGTAGCTGGTACTGATGATGTAACAGGGAAAATCACTTACTATCTCTGTATGGAAACTGAAGAAGGTTTTGGCATTTACGCAACAGGTGTTGCACGTGAAATTGACAAGATTTCCGATTTGTTAACGGATGCCATTGCAGATGGGCATGATTTTATCATTGAATGTACAACAGGTATTTCAAGGAACTCTGGACAGACATTCTTTAAAATTATGGTAAGAAACTTTTAAACGCGGCAAACGGTCAACAGTGCGGTTGACTCCAAATAATAGAACGGAAGCTAATCAAGTTTGTTCGTTTTTTTGCATCTATAAGGGACTGGAAACAGTCCCTTTTATAATTTCACAATGTTAACAATTTGTTAACAAAATATCTCATATTTGTTCATATTTATATGTTAAACTGAAAGAACAAAAATGAAAGCGAGGTATTGAATATGTATTTAGAAAGCCAATTATTAGAACTTCAACACGCTATTGTATTGAGAGCATTAGACGATATCAAAACACCTGTTTTGCGACTGAAGTATTACAGAGAAGTTAAAGAATCGCTTGAATTATACGCACCACTGTATCACATGTCGGCAGATGAAATGATACAAAGCGCAATCGCAAGTGGCTACATTGAGCCTTTTACAGAGAGAGAGGTCGAAATCTATGGCAAGTAAGCAAAAAGAGCGTGTTGGCGAAGTCCAACGCGCAAAAGGGATTTTATATGACGTGTCTAATGGAAAGTATGTGTTGCTCAAGAAACACTACACAAAAGATGAATCGCTTCTGTTGCTTAGAACTTTAGGCAAAAGAGCGCAAACCAGGCTCGCAACCCTTAAAGAATATTTCAGCGAACGCGGTAAACGTTATACTGGGGAAATAAATCCTATCTATGATAGATATAAAGGGTTCGATATTAAGTATCAAGGCTTATCCTTGCAAGCGATTCAGAAAAAAGTATCAACCGCTATTGAGATATTAAATGCTAAACAGTCCACTTACACGGGATACAGACAGCTACAAAATAAAGCATACCAGAAAATGATAGAGAACCATCCAAAGTTGAAAAATCTATCTTTTGAAGATTGGAAGAAAATGACAACATATATGGGTGCTTGGCAATCAGCGCATGAAGGTGAGCAGTATGATAGTGAGCAGTTACTTGCTTATGCTAACTGGGCGGGAAATACACTGGGGAGCGGATTCGAAGGACTAGCAACCATGAATCCGGAAGATGTTGACCTTGACGCATGGTTTTTAGATGTACAACGTGAAGGTAGTGCTGGAGAGTGGCTATCTCTTGATCAGGATTTTGACGACATTTAAGAGAGGTGCAAACAATGGCAAAACGAAAAGAAAAAATTTCATATTGTAAAAAGTTTCTTTGTTTTGACATTGAAACGACACACGAACACATAGCAGAAGATTGCGACATAATCTACACATGGCATTGGTCAGTAATGGATAGTGACTATAACTATAACACGTGTTCATCGTGGTCAAATTTATACGACTATTTTCATAGCCAATATCAAACTTTTGCGACTCAAGGCGAAAACCGCTTAATCATATATGTACACAACTTATCATATGAAATGGAAGCTATAATTAGAAACCTTGAGGGTCACACAATGACAGGCGGTTTTTATATGGACACTCACGAACCGTTATATCTTATTATAGACGATGTTTTGGAATTTAGATGTAGTTACAAGCTTACTAATAAAGGTCTTGCGGCTTGCGGTAAAGACGTAGGACTTGAAAAGCTTGAAATGAACTACAAAGATATCGTAAAACCAGGGGAGAAGTTGCCGCAAGATAAGGAACGTTACACATATCGAGACGTTGAAATTATGGTAGCGAAAATTCACCAACTGGAAGAACAGGAAAATAAACCGTTTTATGATTTTCCATATACAAATACTGGTTTCTTGCGTGACGAACTTCGTGCCATTATGAAAAAAGATGCAAAGTGGATGAAGATGTTTCGCAACACCTCACTTGACTATGATAGGTATGTAATATGTCGGAAAGCTTTTATGGGCGGCTACGCTCACGCTAATTATATGTACGCGGGGCAAATCATGGAAAATGTTGATAGCTACGACTTCGGGAGTGCCTATCCCTTTGCCATAGCAACAGAAAAATTTCCAGTAGCACCGCTTAAACGCTTGCCAAATGCGAATATTTATGACTTAAAACGTCTCCTTAACACAGACAACTATCTATTTATCTGTACCATCACAGCAAAGAACGTTCGCGCAAGAGGTACGATGACATACTTATCATCATCACATTGTGAAGTATCAAGCGATAGTGTTTTGGACAATGGTAGAATTTTTAAGGCTGATATGATAAAAACAACATGTACTAGCCTTGATCTTGCTATTATTTTGCGAATGTACAAGATTGATGCAATCCGAGTAGATGAATGTTACTATTGTAGAGCTGATTATTTGCCATCTGGTATTGTTTGCACAATGTTAAAGTATTACAACAACAAACAAAGTTTAAAACATGTAAAAGGCGAAGAATTAAACTACGCAAAAGCAAAAAACCGCGTAAATTCTTTTTATGGTATGTTTGTTCAAGACCCTATTCATGATGTTGTTACACTTGACGGCACGGAGTGGACTTTAGACCACTGTGCGATCACAAACAAAGAGGAAATTTCCGCGCAACTTGAAAAATTTTATAAATCGTTTAGAAGTTTTTTACCTTATCAAATTGGCGTTTTTATACCCGCGTGGACACGCTACCATTTAATGCATGATATAGTGTCGAAGATTGATAGAAATGTGCTCTACTGTGATACAGACAGCGCAAAAGTTATCAATCGAGAGGAATGTTTAGACGTAATAAACGGATATAACGAATATGCAAAATATAAAATCGACTTAGCTATAAAACGATATGGTTTAGATTACAAACTACCAGATTTAGGAGTTTTTGACTGGGAAACCGAAAACACTGGTGCATGGTTGAAATTTAAGACTTTTGGCGCGAAGAAATATATATATAAAGATACTGATAACAAATTGTATATGACTGTATCTGGACTCTCGAAGAAAGCCGTAAATTATCTTACGTCAATCGAAGATTTTGAAATTTTTACAACTTTTGACAAAGACGTGTCTGGGCGTACGATATCCCACCCAACTACAAACGCAATCGAAACTTATGACAATGGCGGCACATGGATAGAAGATACTACATATACTCTAACAATCTCGCCCGAATATGGTGCTTTGATTGGAATAGACGTTTATAGCATCAAGCCGACAATAATAACAAAAGAGGGGAAAAAAGAGAACACAGATAAAGATATAAGTAAACGTTTAGAAAAGTTTACGGTAAAAACAAAACACTTATCACCAATAATTTTAGAGAAGATAGGAGAATAATATTATATGGAAATTGAAAATTTATATATAACTGTTGGCGATGAAACCTATATCAACATTCCATCGCTATATACTTTAAACGCTGACGTTTACATCGTTTTTGGTGAACGTTCCGCGGGTAAAACATACTCAGTTTTCAAGGGGTTGTTTGACGACTATAACGCAACAGGTGCACAATTTGTATACATGCGCACACGCGAAGATTATTTAATTCGCGGTAGAGCGTGGGGGGCAGTCGCCAACATCAAGCCGTATGTTGAAAAAACACTATGGAAAGAAGAAGCGAACTTAAATTATTATAGTGGTGTTTACCGCAAACAAGAATTAGGGCGTAATAATAAATGGGTGTACTCACCATGTGGCTATAGTTCTTCAATAGCGTCATGGATGAAATACAAAGGTAATGGATACGATAGCGTTAAAACTATATTTTTAGATGAATTTATAGAAGATGTTGACACTACTACAATTATACCACTTTCCAGAAATGAATTTTTGAAAGGTTATAGTCAACAGCTTTCAACTATAGTTAGAAGAAGAAAAGATGTTAAAATTGTAGCATGTGCAAATAGTATCAACCCCAAAAGCCCCTTATTTGATTATTATAACATTGATGCACGTAAACTAGAACAGGGAAAAGTTTATATTTTCAATCGCAAACTTGAGGATGGCGATGCATTGAAAATTTGTGTTCTGTATACCGAACCGCCAAAAAAAGCACACGTGTCAAAACACCTAGCTGTTTATGAGTCCCAAACAAATGACATGACTATAAACGGAGCTTGGCAAGAGGAAGTCTATCCTAATATTTATAATCACTTATCATGGAAGTGGTACGCGGAACTAACAGTAAAAACCAACCGTGTATATATAGCAGACTTTGGAATAACAGTTATTTTTCCAGAAAAACAACGTTGTCCTATGGTAATTGTAGATGGTAAATACAAATCAAAAAACAATATTCTTACAAATGAGCTATATTTACCGACAACTCGAAAATTGATAGAGTGGATGTTATACTATAAACGCACTTCACAAATCTGTGCAAGCTCAAAAGCGGCAAGCGAAAAATTCAATGACTTAATCAAGCGTGTGCTTATTGACAGAAATTAAATATATGTTAAACTATAGTTAGGGACTACCAGACAGACCGTGAAGAGCGGGGTAGTTGTGCAAACTGTCAGCACGGGCGTGGAGACACGCCCACCTTTTTAGAAAGTGAGGTGTTGTGATGGATATTAGTGCAGTTACGCAAATGATTACAAGTGTCGGCTTTCCAATTTGCATGACGTTGATTCTTTGTTACTACATCAAGTATCAGACAGACGTACACAAAGAGGAAACAAAAGAGCTTACAAATGCAATCAATTCCCTTAGGGAAATGATATCGGAAATTAAAACAGAGTTGGAAGGTGGTGTGAAAGAATGACGTATTATGAAGTAATTAAAAAGGCGTTATATATGTTTTATCACCGTGATGAATATGCATATTTTTACGGTGCAAAAGGGCAAGTCCTAACCGATGAAGTGATGAACACACTTATCAGTCTCGAACCCGCCTATTTTTCAAAGTATACAACACAGGAGTTAAGTGCTTATAAAACTTTCTCGCGTGGTAAAATCGGACTTGATTGTAGCGGTTTCGTTTCCGCTGTCGTAGGCGTTGAAAATTACAGTACGGGACACTATCATGACGGGGCTGATAAGACAACACCGCTTCTAGGTACAGAAGGTAACGGTTTGTATACAACTTTTGGCGGCAAAGGTAGACATGTAGGAATTGACATTGGATACGGTTTTTTCTTACATATGCCAAAAGAGGGGCAGACAATCACCTTAGGCAGAATTGCAGAATATGAGTGGGAACACAGTTTCCATTTTGTAAATATTAACTATGAGGGGGCAAAAGCATGATTGATATTGATAAGATGTTGACAACGCTTTCAATTCCAGATGGAATGACAGTGGATGAAATGAGAAGAATCGTTGTAGATGTGCTTGATATGGCAAAAGCTTCAAATGAAGCTGAGAAAGCAATTACAACAGAAAACGCAACACTAAAAACGGAAAACGACAGACTCAGCAAGCAGAACTTGGAGCTATTCAACCGCGTGACAACTTCAATTTCTCCGTCCACAAAACTTAAAGAAGATGAGGAAGAAGAAAAAGAGGAAGTCACAACCGATGATATTTTAAGCTATTATAGTTAATGTTATAGAAAGTGAGGTAGAAAATTATGGCAAAAACAACAAAACCGCTGTCAAGCGCACAGCGCGGAGTAAATCTTTTTAACGATGCGAGAAAGAATTCCTCAAACGAATACATGAGGGCAACAGGCGAAGTTACCGTGGCAACGTCAATTTCTCACGCAATGACACCAATCGTAAAGTATGCACCATTTATGAACGAGTTTCTGCACTATGTTGTAAACAAGATTGTAATTCAGTCCGTTGAATCTAAGATGTATACCAATCAGTATGAAATGCTGAAAAAGGAAGGTTTTCCACTTGGAACCGATATGGAAATGAATTACGTCAATCCTGCCATGGGGCGTGATTATAATATTTCTCTTGGAGCAACGCTTTTACAAGTTACAAAACCAGACGTTAAAACTTGTTATTTCCGACAGAATCGTAGACGTCAGTTTCCAGTAACAATTCCCCGTGAACTTTTGGAAGGAGCTTTCACGTCATGGGAGCAGCTTGACAGTATGGTGACAGGCATGGTGACAAGTCTTTTCAGTGGTAACGAGATCGAAGAAGAAAACCTTATCAAGAAGTTGATTCAGACTTCCGTTAAAAACAACGTAGTAGTTAAAAAGGAAATTCCATGGGATGATGCAGACCCTGCCGCTTCATCTGTCGGCTTTATCAAGACAATTCAGAAAATTGCACTTGATATCACACATGCTTCAAGTGACTTCAACAATTACCAGGCATATGCAACAGCACAGGGAATTGCAGACGCGACACCCGCTATCACATGGACACCATCTGACAGTTTATATCTGTTTATAAGAAGTGACGTTTTAGTAAATTGCAATGTTGAAACACTTGCGGGTGCTTTCAACATGAGCAAAGCGGAGTTAGTAGGACGTGTCACACCATTCCCTAACTTCGATTATCTCGATTTTACGTCCGCAATCGACCCAGTAACAAAGTACTGGAAAACTATCAAGGATGACCAAAACATTCTTGCAGTACTTGCAGATGTTAATACTTTCGAGTACCGCGACAATCTGAGTACAAGCGGTGACTTCTACAATGCCGCGGGAATGTATCAGAATCAGTACTTGAACGTTTGGCAAACATACGGCATTAGACCGTGGGGAAATGCAGTTGCAATTTGCAAAAATGCTTAATAGAGGGGGGATTTTATGACAACTGTATACTTGTTTGACTCGACATTCGACGACAGCGGTAAGCATTTGTTGATCCCAACAGAGAGAAACGCTGAGGGGTTTTTAAAAGAACTTCTCAGCGTTCTTCCTTATAAGCGTTATGATAATGTAACGTGGGAAAGACAGGGGCAAACGTTCCGCTGTCCAGTAAGAGCAGATGAAATAAAACGCTATAACTACATGGCATATCAAAATGAATCACGCATTGAATTTGCGTATATTATAGATTATCAGTATGTTAACAATAAACTTACATATGTAAACACTTCTATTGACTACTGGGCTACATACATCGACAGATTCACCTTCCATCCGTCTCCAATGATGCGACAGCACCCAGCAAGTGACGGACTTTTCGCGAACTTCTTTCCAGAGCCAACGCAAGTTGATCGTTGGGAAATTGCACGAACCGAATACGGCTTTTCAAAAGATGATGACGACTCCGTTTATCTCATGACCGCAAACAATACGGACACCTATGAAAATCGTTCAAGTGATTTCTACGCGGCAATCGCAAATTTTGCCATGGGTGATTATGGTCAAATAAGCAATTTCTTTTCATTGGTTTCTGTCAACCCTTGCGAATGTGGCGGTATAGTCCAAAGTAACACAAGTAAGCTGTCAAGAGCACAAGCGTTAGAAGTAGTTAAACGCTATGCAAAGTGTGGTAGACAGGAAGACATAATTGGAGCATATCACGTGCCAAAGTTTTTTGCCACTGACATAAGCGGCGAAAATCTTGATAAGGTTGACAATAGAACAGGAGAGGTTGAGTTGGTGCAATCGTTTGTTGAAAAACCTTTGTGGAATAAGCTTTACACTTCCCCACAATTTAACAAGTTAACAGTCAATTGCGGTGGAAGTGCTAAAGAGTATGATTTTCGTTATTTTGATGAGTCCGCGCTGTTAGCCAAAAAGTTTAAATTCAAGTGGGCGGCTAACCAGTCACAATTAGGCGGTATTGTTATAACACCAGAGCAGTACGGAAACGGAACTAATGGCGACTACTCGCTTGCAAGTAGTACATGGGATAGTGTTCAACTTTCGACTACACAGCTAAACAACAGCGGTGTTATGCGCGATTTTGGCAATTTTGGAGTTGCTTCAATTGGAAATCTCTTTTCACTTGACATTAAAGGTGAGCTTCAAGCCGCTGAGACTTTCGCGGAAAATCTCGGTGCAAAATTTGAAGAATCAGACCTTACAATTGGCAACCCAACAGGAACTATTGCAATGTATAATGCGCTTTTCCCTATGATATCTGTTGCATGGTACTATCCTTCTTTACAAGATATCAAAAAGTTTAACAACTATTTTTGCATGTACGGCTACAACTACAATGGCAGTCTTGCCGACATTGTAATTGATTCTTTACCAATTGTAAACTACGTACACACAAGCGGGGCAATCATCACCGCGGAAAATGCACCGCAAAACGCAATTGCATACATGGCAAACAGGCTTGATAACGGTGTCTGGTTTTGGCACGGTATCGGAAATTACAAACACACTGACAAGATTCTCGAAAATCATTTTCCAGAAAGTGAGGGCGGTTAAATGGCGACATATATTGGAGAAGCGTCTAAAGATGAAAACGGCAATTTATGGGGTGGTAGAGATGGAGATCAAAACGGACTTGAAGTCCGCGTAACAGGTTGGTTTCCGCAAACTGGAGACGGTAGGCGTTGGGACTGGATTGCACGTATTCGCAACCGTCCAGACGTTGCACGTGCGATTGCTACGCTTATGATAGAATCATGTGATAATCAAAATGTTGGGTATAATCAACATAGACGGGAGACTTTTACAAATGAATGTCGAAAAGTCGGGTGGAAACCTAAAAATGTTAAAGTGCCGTGCGCAACTGACTGCTCTGCTTTAGTTGCATGTATATTAAATTGTCTCAATATTCTAGTAAGTACAAGTATGAATACATACAACGAACTGGAACAGCTTAAGAATACAGAGCTATTTGACATATTGTATGACAGTAAATACTTAACAACAGGTGACAATTTACAAGTTGGCGACATTCTACACATGCCTGGACACACGGCAATAGTTGTTCAAAATTCAGAATCAACACAGCCTGTTCCAGAAGAAAAGAAAGAAGATGAGCAAGTGGGTGCGCGAATGTGGATAAATTGGCAAGTTTTCGAGTCGGGTAAAGAATATTCAGACACTAGCGGTTGGTATATAAACGGCGATAAGGGAAGGGCGTATGGACGATATCAATTTGATTATCGTTACGGACTAGTACCTTTTATGCAATTTTGTATACAGCACTATCCTACTCTTTTTAGTGGTTTTCAACCATATATTGATTTGGGTGTTGGCAATGAACAACTTGTCAGCAACAGCGGACTTAAACAACTGTTCATTGACTATACAAACAACCACTTGACAGAATTTTCAAAAATGCAAAACTGGGCAATGTTTAACAACTATTACAGTCTGATAAGAAGTGAAATACAAAAGCATTTGGGGTATGATGTTTCAAACGTTGGTGCTTATGCTGTCGGAACTGCCGCAAGTATCGCCATACGTGACAGCGGATATTGGGATGCTGTCAAAGATATCTTCACGGGCACAACAGGAAAAGAGACAGAAAGTGATTGGATAAAATTGGTCATGGCACGTCAAAACGCTAAAACGGGTGCAAATGACGGCAATCGTTGGACAACTACACAGTACAACAGAGTATTTGCCGACATGCAAGCCCAAACGGGAGTTATCCAAATTGGCGAAGGTACAATTTCAGACTCAGACTCAAAAGCCCCCGTCAATCCGGCTGGTGGAAATGCGGGAAGTGCAACAGGTAGCGGTACAACTGAGGTTGTGCAACCAACAACACCGCCCCCACCAATAGGGGGAATTGACGCTAGAAGTATGTTTTGCCCTTATTGGTCTTTAAAATACTTCGCGAATGTTTTGCCATTGAAAATTGATCATTGACAATGACGGTCAATATGGTAAAATGAGGGTGGAAGGCTGAGGGCTGAGGGGTGCGGGGTGAGGGTGAAGGTGAATGATAAATATACCAATTTCCGTGTATAATTTAGAAAGTGAGGTGTTGTGATTTGAAAAGAAATACCAAAAATCAGAATACACAGACAGAAAACCTTTTAACTATCGGACTGTATTATACTTTTTTGCGTAGGATTGCTGTTGACGCGTGGACTTTTGAGGGGTTGCCGTTTGATGACGATGACGTTTACAGACATGCCAATAACATTCTCAATGAAAATTTTGTACTTGGTAAGTTAGGGGGACTCTGGAAAGAAGATGGATTTTATGTTGTCGGAAATTGCACAACATCAAGTACTAAGACGTGGTATGGCGGTGCAACAAAGTATCAATGTAAGACGTTCGTGAATACGGTTAGTAAAGACTTGAGCGAAGTTGCTACATTGACGGCTAGCTTGTCACCTTACACAGACTATGACGTTGTTTCTATTAACGGTTTATGTCGACACTATGCCACGTTACTGTACGAATGCGACAGGTGTATAAATGTGAATTTAAAGGCACAGAATACACCCGCCATTCTTAATGCGCCAGATGGACAGGAGCTAACGTTTGCCAATCTGTATGAAGAAATTGCAGGGCATAAACCAGTTGTTTATACGAGAGATATGTCACCTTTGAAAAGTCAGTATGACGATATACGTCAAATTGTATATCAGACACCCGCGCCATTTGTTGCGGGAAATGTAGAACAACTGAAATCTATGCTAATGTCGGACTTTATGTTTATGTTGGGTGTTAACGGACGAACACAGTCGAAAGTTGCACAGGTTTCAAGCCTTGAAGTGATGCAAGACGCGCCTACACTTATGGTTCTCAGAAACAGTTATGAACAGGCGAGACAAAATTTCTGTGATCAATGCAACAAGAAATTTGGCTTGAATGTTAAGGCAACGTTTAATGACTCAAATATTGGTGATGTTGGTTTACTTGACCAATTCAGTGTCATGGACACAAACAGAGAGACAGTGAAGGAAGTTAAGAACAGCGGTTTAGAAGCTCAAGAAAGTGAGGGTGAGGATAATGACAATTCCAATGATTGACACTAATTTTTTGGACAATGATAAGTATTGGTATGATGTGGGGGCGGCTTATACGCTCCATGTCTATGATATTTTGCAAAATTCGCAAATTGGAAATGACAGGAAATCGAACAAAAGCTTGTTTGATAATTATGATTTTGCGGCTTTTGGGCTTGACGATTATCCGCTTTTCAGTGAGGAGTTTAGAAAGCCTATTAACGATATGATCATTCGTCATTTTCTGGAGTGGGAAATTGGTTATGAGACAGACTTTCTTTTCCGAGAGCACATGAGAGGTGACATGGCGCGAATTATGCCAGAATTAAACATCAAGCTAAAGGCACGGTTTGAAGCGTATAACGCAAAGAATATGTTTGAAACGGACAACAGCAAAAACATTCATACTTCCGATGATTGGCACAAGTTTCTTGACACACCGCAAGGGCAAACGGATTTGCTCGATGACAACTATCTGACAAATGTATCAAAAAATCATGTGGATGATAGCACAACTCACACGGGGTCAAGCGGAACAGCCGCGTCTAATGCACAGAGCTACACGACAGCGGTTTGGGATTTTGAGACGGAAATTTGTGATAAACTGAAACATAATTTTTTGGGGCTTTTTAGGTGATTGACGAAAGCGGAACTTGTGTTATAATGTGAGTAGAATTATGAAAGTGAGGTGTAACTATGGCGAATATACCTATTATCAATCCGCCTGACAAAGAGCATTTGGGCTTTTGTTGGCATCATCAATTTACAATTCCTTTGCTTTTTGATGATTGCTTGTCACTTCTACAAAAGGTATGTGCTTTGTGGGCGAAGTTGAATGATGTTATTGACGCATTGAATGAATTTAATGCCGAATTTAATGCGTGGGCGAAAAGTGTAGAAGAATCTTTAAAAGATTTGTATGCAAAGTATCAGGCCCTTGATACTAGAGTGACGAATATCGAAAATGAGTTACAGTCTATACAAACAGAATTGACCAATATCAAAAATGACATTTCGAATATCGAGCATCGTTTAGATAATGTAGAGAATAGAATTTCAAACGTTGAAAATGAAATTACAGATATTAAACAGTCAATTACAGATATAAACAACTCAATTACGCAAATTCAAGCTGACATGACCGCGTTAGAGGCTAGGGTGAAAAAGTTGGAAGATTTGTTGAAAAATCTAAACATCATTCCCCCTCAGACAATTCTTGATTTAACCGATGATGATACAGCATGGTCAAATGTTTGGGATGCGTGGTGGAATTGGTTTTGTACAAATGTCATTTCTTTTGCAAAAGGTGACAGTAAAACAAACTGGGTATTATCCAACAATCTAAAATGGCATGATACGATAACACGCCCAAAACGTACAATTCAAATCGGATATTTAGGTCAACCTGTTGCACTTGTTAAGTTGCCTTTTATCGCTGTTCGGAAAAGTGTGTGGACTTCCAAACCAACTATTACACAAATCAATGCAGTTGCACCAAATTTCAAGACTAATGCTTTGTACCCAGCAAATGGATTTTTTGACCTTACATTAACACAACAGTTCGGGTATACTATAGATGAAGTTAAGCTTATGACAAGCTACATTCCATTTCTTACACCAGACAGTGTTATCGTCAAAATTGACAACATGTGGGCTTATAATACTTTTGCTGTACAGACCGATGTGCGTTTACAGATTCCAAAAACAGGAACAGCCGCAAAGCTTGCCATTATCCCACAAAGCCTTACTCTTGCCGCTGTTCCAAATGCGGAAGATCCTTCACATGCTACCGCGTGGGATTTGTATATTTATTGTATAGCTGAGAATGGTTAATTAGAAAGAGAGGTATTATATATGGATTTATTGAAATATTTAGAACCAATGAAGAATTTACCAGACAGGTTTTCCAATCTTGCGTTTTGGCGTGGGGTGAGAAAGCTGAGGGATGAGGTTGTTAATGCGTTCGAGTATGTAGATAGTTGGGGTGAGAATATTGAGCATAGTATTAGCAATCAAAAACCGCCATTCTACTATAATGATATTGCAAATTTGATTAGCGTTAATATTACAGATACTTTTTGGAGTCAGATCAACCTTGTTACAGTCGGAGAAAAAACTTTGATGACCACCGACGAAGCTCTTGGTTATTATTGCGATATCCGACCTAATAGTGTTCCATTTATCCAAATTTCTACTTCGCCGCAATTTAGTTTTGGTGTGGGCTTTTGCTTTACTGCCCCGGATCCAAGTATGCCTAACAAGTATCATGTTATTATATATGGTATCCCGACACTTGCAAACTTTGATATTGAAACACTTAAAAAAGCAAAAGTTCATTTAAATTACTTTTAAAAATAACCGCCCGTTTTGGGCGGCTATTTTTTCTATTTGTTGGGGAATGTGATTTCTAACAGGTATTTGAGTGCTACTAACGTTATTTCCATAGCAGAAAATTCACGTGCGTTTCTAACGGCTTTTACTTTATTAAAAAAAGCCTTAATCATGCGTTTTGCTGTCAAGTTACTTCCGTATCTCAAGACTAAGTCTGCAATTTCATCATACATCTGGTTTTTCTGTTTTGTGGTTAATGCATCCATGGTCAATCCTCACTTTCTTATAATGCTTCAACTGATACTATAATTTTAGTGTCGTCCGTTCTATATCTGAATTGTTCTCTAGCGTGTGATTCACTGAAGCCAAATATTGTATCATAGTCTGTTCTATCTAGCAACTTGTCATAGTATTCAATCAAATATAACTTCATCTTTATACCTCACTTTCTCCTGTTAATCTCTTGTGGATATCGTCACGAGTCACCCAGTATTCAATTGTCATATAATTTGTTGATCTTTTACCTCTATAAAAACATGGTCTTGTGCGAACTACGCCTTTTCCATACTTTCCATTATATGCGTGTACGGTTGAGCAACCTTCATTCATATAGCCTGGAACGTCTGCACATGTGACATAGTGCAAACCGCGTCTGTGACAATAATCACGGGTGTCATCTAATAATGCGTTCATTTCTGGTACGTTATCGATTGTGTTGCGCTTGTAAATTCCATAAAGATTCATATTTGCTCCATTCTCCCCGTTATACCGATAGGACAGCTATAATTGTTATTATCTTCATGCTCTGCTTTTATTGTATCTGCGAGATTCATGGTGTCCTGTTGCATCCTCACATTTTGAAGCCCACACGCCACTTTCAACATTTTGCATTGATAACTTTCTTTCTATGTATTTCCACATAGCATCCGAGATTTTACCCTCAGCCCACAACAAATTTTTTCTTCTAGTGTAGCGAATAAAACAGGTGTCATATGTGTCTTGTGTCTTGCACTTTCGCAAGTATGAAAGTGTTTGTTTCAAGTCTCTGTATGCTGACAAGTAAATCTGTCGCTTTTCGTCTAACATATCAAAATCGAGGTTGGCGAGAGTGTTGAGGTTGACATGATGCCATTCGGGATTGACCATTGCATAATAGCGGTTTCGTGTCACTGTGCAGAACTCTACACCGCCACATCTATTCCCCTGTCTATCAGCTGCGCAAAAGCGACAGATTTCTGGTGTTGGTTGAAACTCTCCATATAAAGAATTTTTCTTACCTTCATTTTATATCCTTTCTTCCCGTCATGCCGATAGAACAGCTATAATATCAATCACATTTCATTTTTTCACAAAACTCTTTATATTTTCGAGTGTACGCATAACTTTCTTTAAATATTGTGTTACATGCAATATATAAAAGTGGCTCATTTTCTTCTATAACTTTCAAATCTTTTTCAAGATTTCTATTGTATGGGCATCCAGCGCACCCCGTTCTTTTCATTCCATATTTTGTATAGCAATCTGAATTTTGAATGTCAAAGATATTTATATATTCTGACTCATCATCATTTGAAAACCAGAATAGCGGTCTATATGAAGCAACATCTTTCCCACTATCAAAACATGTTTTTATTTTTACGCTACGTATACCACCCTCAGACTTTCTAAGTCCTGTCACCATGCACTCTATATTATTATCTTTTATATATCTCAAACTAACTTTTTTCTTTGCATATGTACAGCACTTTTTTGATATTCTAAATTTTGGTGGATTTTGTGTAATAAATTCCTTTAAATATTTATTATATGAAATATTAAACATGGAATTTTTGAAACTTCCACATTCTCGGTGATTTGTCCACCATGATATTGCACCTTTTATTTTTGGATATTCTTGTATTAACTCCTCATAACTTTTATCTTCCCATTTAAAGTTATGTCGTTGTAAGGTGTCAATCATTTCAGATACAAATTTATTTAAAAACGGTTGTCCATCGTCCTTGCATGTTTTTGGTATCGGTTTTATTGCTCTATATCTTTCTATGGTTATTCCGTAACGATGTTCAAGATATTCCAAATGCTTGATTGTAGCTCTATATTCAATACCCGTATCAAACCAGACATAACGACATTTTTTATCTTTATCAAGTGAACTAATTAAATCTACTACAACATCGCTATCTTTACCGCCCGACACCGATACAGCAATTCTACTGTACTTCTTAATGACGGACTCTGCTTTTGTGAATGCATCAATAATGGTAAAGTTTTTAATATTATCTTTGAAATCTTCCATGTTCCTTTCTCCTTTCTCTTTATGGTTATATTATAGCAAATATCAGAATATATACAATGATATAATTTAACCTATTATCAGAAGTTTATTGATCTTTTATAGTTCATAGTTTGTTAACATTTGTGTCATGATTTATTCACATTTTCACACGTTACCACTTTAACGCGGTGAAGTTTAACACTTTAACGTGCTAAAGTGTCAGACCTGTTGTTCTAAAATTTTCGGCAAACG